AAGGCGGCGGACAAGGCGGCGGCGGCGGCGGCGAAGGCGAGCAATGATGATGATATTGAGAAGAATAACAAGCAGTTGACTTTAGCGCGCGAGAAGAAGGCGGATGATACACTCTCCACCGCGACCGCCGAGGTACAACTGGTGAAGGGTCTTGCCGAGGGTTTGAAATTATTATAAGTAGTGACAGGAGATAGGATAGAGGATATCGCGACTCAGCCCGACAGGGAGTTAGCGTAAGACTCGGAATCGCCCAAGGACGAGAATAAATGAGAATATAAACCCGATACTTAAAATAAAATATGTGATTCCCAAATATATCTACAGAATGCCCATTTAAATTCAAAGTCATTTGAATACCAATCGCTATCTTTTATTTCTTCATAGACATTTTCAGGTAATAAATCCAGATGTGATTTAGGTAATACATATTTCAATTGATCAATCTGCGAAATAGGATTAGGTGATTTAATTTCTATAAAGTTTGTTTTAAAATGCGGTATAAATATTAATAAGTCTTTTAATAAGGGTGGATAATGATATTTATAGCACCAATTCCAATCGGGGCACCCTGTCGTATAATATAAACAATTCCATTCAAGACCTTCTAAATAATTTTTACATATACCTTTTAACTTAGTATCATTTATGTAAATATTAAACAATACTTTATAATATCTTTCTTCCCATTTATCACAATATGGGTTAATATATTTCTCATCTTGTCTTTCGTATATAGGAATAGATTGTAATTTATTCTCTTTGTCTTTAATTGTTTTATCAGGTAAATATTTTTTAGATAGGCGTTCTCTTATTTTATATTCTTCTAGTAGATATTCATGTTCTTTTTCTGATAATGACCCAATAAATTTGCGTAATAGTTTCCAATTAATTTCTGTTCCATTAAAAATATATTCATCATTTTTAATAATTTTATAGTAATGATTCAATAAAATATCAATACCATTTGTCCGTATATTAATAGCTGGAAAATGAGGCATGAAGTCATTACCTAGTAACAAACCCAAAAAAATATAATCATATAATTTTGTTATATTGTATGTATCCGTCATTTGATTAATAATGGCATCAGCAAGCATAGATAAATTAAGTAGTTTATTTTCTTTATCTTTTAAATACTCAGGATTTTCTCTATATAAAAATATGTTTTTACAATATGATAAATGATTTAATCCAAGCATAATAAGATCTGCATCTAATCCGTATATAATAATATTAGAATCATCAGAAATATCATTATTATTTCTGATGTGTTCAAATAGTTTATGTTCTCCTTCACCTGGAATATCTGAACCATATAATGTAACATTGTTGTAAGAACTAAACATGTCAATTAATTTATTATCCAGTGATTTCATAAATTGCGTACCTGGTGTAATGGCAACAGTACTCCATTTAGGCGCATAATCGTTATGTATACAATCAGTAATTGTATTAAGGTAAAATGATTTATAACGTCTCGTTCTTTGTTGATTCAATTTAGCAAGTGGCGCGACTCCGTCAAATGCGATAATTACATTTTTTGGGTTATTAAATAAGTTAATATAATCTAGTAGCTTATTGAAGACATTGGATATAAGCGTATTTTCAAATACAATTTTATTATTATTGTATTTCATTGTGTTAACAATATCGTATATAATAGAATTACTATCTATATAAAGATAGTCCACTTTTAATCCATCATTTAATTTCTTAAGAATTTTAGGATGATTTTTTATGATATACGAATAATAACTAGGTATTCCCATTAAATATATTTATCAATAGTTATTTAATATTATTCAATTTATTTAAATCGTCAAATTTTAAATAAATTAGTGGACAATAAATTAAAAATCGATAGTTAATACAATGGAACTTTTAGAATTCAATAGTAAAATTAGCCGTATAAAAAATATAATAAAAAAAACTATATTAGCAGTCCAGAAATATAAGAATTTAGATATAATATTAGCTGGAGAGTTAAATAATACATTAGAATTTTTGAATAATTTATTTATGGCAATTAAAAATCTATCTCATTCGAACACAGATTTTGAAGCAAGAATAAATGAAATAACACTGCAACTTATTAATTTAATTAAAAATTATGGAACGGAAGAATTAAATGATGTTATAATAACTATATTAGGCGACAATGCAGTTAACAAGTTACATAATAATAAGAAATTTGAATTGTTAAAACAATATGTTCATCCAATTAATTGCAAATTAATATCAAAAAATAATAATAATTCAAATGAGAATAATAAAATAAGTCAGTTTGATAATCTAACGTGTTTAGATAATTCAGAATATAGTAATAAATTTCAACTATTAGTATATGGTATAAAGGTTATAATAAATCACGATAATAATGTTTTAATAATTAATGGAATAGTAGATGATGTGGGGTTAATGTTTTTAGACAATGAATACCTTATATTGAAACAGGACAATATAGAGAAATTAAAAATAGGTATAAATCATGAAGCAAATGAATATCAAAAATATATTAAAACTCTATCTTTGAAAGATATGCTTATATATACAGATGATGAATTGGTGTGCAATTTTACAAAACTAATGTCTGAGGTCGAAAATATGAATGGTGTAAGTTTATCTGAAACAATTGAAAACTTTACATCAAGCAATCTTTTCAATCAAAGAGAAATATTAATAAAATTACTAATCAAAGATAACGCGGAATCTAAATATTTAGCATATTTATTATATGATCTTTTATCGAATGAAAATAATGGTATAATAGATACATATGAACAAACATTATTATATGATAGTTTGCCTTGGAATCTTAGAAAGTATTTTAATGAAGCTATGAAACAAACGATTCAATATACGAATAATTTAAATAATACTTCAAATAACAAGTTGCCATTGGAACAGCAAATATGTTTATTAAAAGTAGACGATTCGGTTAAAGAAAAGGCTATGACTAAATTGAAAGAAGTAAAAAATAAATCTGAAGATACGGGAACAAAGGCTAAGTTGTTTTTGGATGGTTTATTGAAAATTCCGTTTAAATTGTATTGTGAAGAGAGTATTCTAAAAAGTTCGCAAAATATCAAAACAAAGTTGAATTTGAACATAGAAAGAACCGTTAGGATATTTAAGTTAGATTATAATTTTGATAAAAATAAAATTAAAAATAATTATGAATTGGATAATATTTTGGATACTATATTGAAAGAGAATCTATACAATATAACTGATGCTAAGATAAATATATTTTTAAATGGGTTAAATAATAAGAAAAGACCTTATTTAATAAAAACAATTAATAATATTAATAGTGTTATAAAAAAAGAACACATTAAAACACATAAATTGATTCAATCAGGTAAAAACAGTAAAGATATTATTTCATCAATTAACGAATTTGTTAAAAATAATAGTAAATTGATAGAGCGATATTTCTATTTTATCAATGATACGGATTTTGATACGTTAGCATTAGAACATTCATTAAATGATGTTAAAGTTATAAAAGATGAAATAAGATTAATTAAAAAATATATGGAAAATGTAGAAACAATATTGGATAAATCCGTTTATGGTCATCTAGAAGCCAAGCGACAGATTCAAAGAATTATAGGACAATGGATTAATGGTACAAATAGCGGACATTGTTTTGGATTTGAGGGACCACCTGGCGTAGGTAAAACCAGTTTAGCAAAAAAAGGTATTTCAATATGTTTGAAGGACTTTAATGGTAAATCGCGTCCATTCTCTTTTATTGCTATGGGTGGTTCATGTAATGGAAGTGTATTGGAGGGCCATAGTTATACATATGTAGGATCAACATGGGGAAAGATAGTCGATATATTAATAGATAGCAAATGCATGAATCCAATAATATTTATAGATGAATTAGATAAAATTAGTAAGACTGAAAATGGTAAAGAAATAATAGGAATATTGACACATTTAATTGACCCAACACAAAACGATTGTTTCCAAGATAAGTATTTTAATGGTATAAATTTAGATTTATCTAAGGCACTTTTTATATTTTCATACAATGATGTAAATTTAATTGATAAAATATTATTAGATAGGATTCATAGAATTAAATTTGATTTTTTAACGTTACAAGACAAAATAGAGATAGTTAAAAACTTTATATTACCTGAAATGTATGAGAATATGGGATTACAAAATATAATTGTTATGAATGATAATGTAATTGAGTATTTAATAGAGACATACACAAATGAATCAGGTGTTAGAAAATTAAAAGAGTTAATGTTTGAAATCATGGGGGAAATTAATATCAATATTTTAAAGAACAATGATTATAAATTTCCAATAATTTTAACTAATGATGATATAAAGTTATATTTAAAACAACATAATTATGTTATAAATAAAAAGATACATGAAGCACCTGGTGTAGGTATTATAAATGGATTATGGGCTAACAGTATAGGATGTGGCGGTATTTTACCGATTGAGGTTTCCTCGTATCCATGTAACTCCTTGATGGAACTTAAATTGACTGGAACACAAGGCGATGTTATGAAAGAAAGCATGAATGTTGCTAAAACATTAGCATGTAACTTAACTAATGCAAATACTTTAACAAAATATATTAAATCAATGAGAACACTAAATATGCAAGGAATACATATACATTGTCCTGAAGGCGCGACACCTAAGGACGGACCTTCGGCAGGAACAGCTATAACGATAGCAATTTATAGTTTAATAAATAAACGATTAATAAAGAATGATGTAGCGATAACAGGTGAGATTACACTACAGGGTAATGTAATAGCAATTGGTGGGTTAGATCTTAAAATTACAGGAGGTTTAAAAGCAGGCATTAAAGAATTTATTTATCCTAAAGAAAATCATCAAGATTATTTAGATTTTCTAGATAAAAATAGTTCATTAAATCTAGAAGCGATTAAATTTACTGCTGTAGATAATATTAATGATGTAATCGATATTATAATGATGTAATTGATATTATAATTAATATTTTAATATTATATAATGTCTGGACTGGCAAGTGCACCACTATTAAATTCGCAAAGTACTACTTCAAAGAATAGTATTTCAGATTACTTTCAATTTTCACACGTATTTTTAGGAATTTTTTTTATGTCAATATCTATAATTAATAAGGATTTCAGAGGACTAATATGGATTACTGGTGCATTATTTTCAACTATAATAACGCAATTTTTTTTAAAAATTATTAGAAAAACTAAGGAAGGTGATATGAAAGAATGCAAGGGAGTATTACCTATAGACAAAAACCCAGCATTATCATCTAATATAATAACATACACACTATCTTATCTTTTATTTCCAATGATGAAAATAGAGAAATTAAATATGCAAATAATAGTAGGATTGTTGTTATTATTTTCATTGAATGGATATAAAAAATTAACCGCGAAAGAAGAGTATTGTAAATCAGGAGCAATAGAATTAATTTTTGTAGGTATATCTGGATTTATAATGGGATATTTATGGTATAAGTTATTACTTAGTAATAATCTAGATCGGTTATTATATTTCAGTGAGTTTGTAAGTGATAATTCGATATGTAGCAAACCAAGAAAAACACAATTTAAATGCAATGTATATAAGAATGGAGAATTACTAACTGAACCTACAAGTTAAATTTATCTTTATTATTGTTGATAAATGTTTTAATATGTTTAACTGCTCGGTCTCTACCTAAACTATCCATAAGTAATCGTTGGTTGTTAATTGGTCTCATAAAATTAATTTCAAAATGTACAACGACATTTTTAAGAATACTTTTATTGTATATATTCATGTTATCAAAACTATAAAATTTTTTGCCGGTTCTTTTATTGACGATATTGTGAAATGACCATATCATTATAATATAATCAAACCTTGTTTTGATTTTAGAAAAATCATTGGTTGCGACAAAATGTTTAGCATGTTCTTGACAATATGGACAAGGTAAAACCTGACATAATTCTTTAAATATTCTTATCATTTCATCTTTAACAGAATTAAAATGCTCTTCTTTTACTTTGCAAGAAAATGAATGTAAAAATAACCACGTGGCTTGCCCCCATTTTTGAGTCATTATATAAATATAGTATAAAGAAAAGTTTGTTCAATTATGTATGAATTACATTGTTGAAGGAAATTTAAATTTTTTGGAAGAGTTGAACAATTATAACGACGAAAATGATGATAATACTTGCTTAATATCAGGAGAAAATTTGGAATTGAATCATGTAACATTAAATTGCGGTCATAAATTCAACTATAATGCAATATATAATGAAGTTGTTTATCAGAAAATTGGACAGGGTAAAATGTTTGAATACCACCGAAAACTAAATTTAAAAGAGTTACGTTGTCCTTACTGTAGAAATATTCAAAATAAACTTTTACCTTTCAATGCTACATATGGTAAAATTATTGGTGTTAATTATCCTGTGAAACATTGTATGCCATTGTTTAAATGTAAACATAAAACAAAATCAGGTAAATTATGTTCTAAACCTTGCAATGAATTAT